TGATATGGACCCCCGTTGTAGAGCCATTCATCAAGTGTATTAGCTTCCCAAATTGGGTAGAAGTGTAGTCCGATGGCATTGCTGCTCGGAACGACGGCTCCTGATATGATGTTGTTTCCATACATAAGGGAGCCTGAAACTGGTTCACGGATTCCATCAATATCAACGGGTGGCGCTGCGACGAACGCCGTAATAAAACAAATAGTAGCGGCGAGCAGGCACGGAATCATCAAGATGCCAAACCAGCCAACGTATAAACGGTTGTTAGTGGACGTTACCCACGCGCAGAAGTCATCCCAAGAGGATGTCTGCTGCCTTGCAAGTGTTGCAGTCATAGTTCAGTTAAGTAAGTACCGTCCCACCCACCACATATTCAATTAGAAGTTATACTTAGCACCCACCTTGGTGCCGTAACCATTCTCATCACCAGTAATGAATGAGACTTCACCGTAGACAGACAGGGCGTCCGACAGGCTCACAGAACCACCGGCTTTACCAGACAGTTCGACTTCACCGTCTCCACCATCCGGAGCCAGCAGAGCAGGACCGCCCTGCACATACCAGTTGCTACCTTCAAATCCAAGGTGGACGTCGGTAGCAGTACCGGTGTAGTCAGATCCATAGAAACCAGAGTTGGCTTCAACGTTTGCGTAGGGACCAGCAATAGCGGCACCGTGTGCCATGCCGAGGAGGAAACCGGCAGCAATAATAGATTTCATGATAATAAGAATAGGGGTTTACTTTTTCTTCCGCGTCTTAGCGGCTTGTTTAAATTGTTTGGCAGTAGGTGCTCCCTTGCTGCCAGCTTTGCGCATTTTCTCTCCACTACCAGCGGCGATCCGCTTGCGCTTGGCGTGGATGTTAGCATAGAGACCAGGCTTAGGCATTGTTTTTTACCGTTTTTAGGAGGAAGAGTTTCTCTGCTTTGCTAGATCCCTCTTCTTCGTTCGCTTGTCAATTTTCTCTCGAAGATTAGTTTTTGCCTGACTGATCTTGGCCTGGATCCTATCTCTCCTCTTTGTGTTACCAGATTGATTGGCAGCTTTTCGTTTTGCTTGAAGACGAGCAATCCTACCAGCCGTTCCTTTTGCCTTAACGCCACGAGTTTTTTCGGCTTGCCGTGCTGCAGCAATTTGCTTAGCAGCTTTTACCTCTTTCGATCGTCTGCCAAGCTCCTTTGTTTCACCTTTAGTTGTTTTGGTAATTCTCTTTACATTACCATCAGCACCAATTCTACGGGTAGAGGTGGCACCACTGGGTCGCGTACGCTTGACGATCTTAGAACCGTCTGGCCTTGTAACCCTGACTACTTTAGCACCGTGCTTGTTCTCTTTAACTTTTCTTTTTCTAGATGATTCCATAGTTAGTTACCAGATTCCTGGAATAATTTGACCTGTGATTGCGTAAGCACCAAGAGCCGCCAGGACGCCAAGCATAGCAAGACGACCATTAAGCTTCTCAGCCTTTTCATTATGGGATTCAGTGTACTTTTCGTCGAATGTCATGGGTGGTTCGATTGCGTAGAGGTTTAGACGACCGCGTTCTTCAGTAACAGTAGTCATTAGAATTCAACATCAGAGTTTTCAAGACGACGCATCACACTGCTGCGGTACGCCGGGTCACGATCATAACGGGGATCGCCCATTGCAGCAACCAGTTCAGCTTGACTCTTGAAGGAATCATCTGTATCAGCTGCGTCACGCCCTGTAAGCGTCTGACCATCAGAGCCTACAGAGTCGCTGTAACGTGATTGAAGAGCTTGAATAGCGTAGTAAATAGCATTGGCATCACCAGAAGCCATCACATCATCATACATTTCGACCTCTTCCTGCTCGAAGTTATCTGCAGCCCACTCTAGCATAGACTTGTAGGCTTTATCACCACCTACCATGTCCATCAAGATTTCAGCTTCCTCTTCGGAGAGACCTCCTGAATCTTCGCTCGGCTCTTCTTCTTCGTACTCTTCACTCTCTGCTGGCTCACCCTCGTCTTCGGTGGTTTGTACCTCATCACGTGGTTCTCCAAGTTTCTTTTGAAGTTCTACATAAGCTTGTTCAAGAGCTTGTGGATCCTTGAACTTACCAGCAAGGAGTGGTTGTTCTCCCTGCTCAAGGGATTCAGCAATCGCAAATGACTCTTGTTCATCTGAGTTTAGAAGCTCAGTATTAGCAGGAGTCTCATTCATTGTAAATGTTTCAGCCATTTATTACTGTTGGGGGATAGGTGGTTGTTGTTGCATTTGTTGCTCCATCTGCATCTCAGCTTGGGCTGCCTTCTGTTCAACGGCTGCCATCTGAGGTGCCTGTTGCATCTCCAGCATCTGTTGTTGCTGTTCCATCTGTTGCTGTTGTTCAGCCTGCAGCTCTTGCATACTCTTCACAAGGTTGAGTACATCAATTCCAGAGGATGCAGCCAGACGTTTGATGACTTCTTCAGGGTTGATGTATTGAGCAATAGCATCTGGACCCATGGTTTGAGCAATGACAGTAAGAAACTGTGCAAGGCTTTCACGGTCTTGACCACGACCAATGGCATTAATACCTGCCACAATAGTTGGTCGTACAATGCCGCCTTGTGGTAGCCGTGGGATGTCACCAGTTTTTTGTGCGATGTTAAGTTTACGGTTGAGGTATGGCACAAGGAACTCAACAGTTAGTAGACTAAACAGTCCACCAAGTTGCTGCTCCAGTTCCAACTGTGTCATCCTAACTTCTTCAGCCGTTGTACGTTCACTGTCTCTCACGTTGAGGATCAAGAACGCTTCGTTCAAACGTTGGGTCAATGATCCAATCATCTGATACGCAGTTGAGAAGTCAGCTGTCTTACCGACCTGCACCACACCGATGTCATCAGGGCGACCCTGGATGATCGCACCGTTACCTGCGTTAGCAAGTGTCTGAGGTTTGGTTGTGGAGCTTGGGCTGACAGTAAACACTACCTTAGCAGCCGCTGCAGAGCCTTCAACGATGGCTTGTGACAGAGCTTCAAGTGACTTTAGGTCGCCAATGAACTCTTCAACCCTGCCACGTCCGTAGACCTCTCCGTCTACGTGGTTGAATCGTAGCACAAGCCAGGGGTTAGCGTCAAGAGGTGACTTACCCATAGACTTGGGTAGGATTTTATCGTACAACTCTTGGTGCCACACCATCCTGTTGTTATCACGTTTGATGTGCGTATAAATAACACATTCATCATTCGGCTCGTCGGTGTTATCTACAACACCTTCTTTCATGAAATCTGGATAAATTTTTTTGACAATTTTTTTAGAGATTGTCTCCTTTGTTACGATTTCAATAACATTACCGTTACCATCTCTATCCACCACGTAACGAGACAGGGGATAAAGCTTAAGCCCATCTTTACTCATAAAGATCAAGGCGTTTCCAGCTACTACCAAATGCTTTAGTGCTTGGTGAACTACAACACGGTCACCGGATTCCGCAATGGATTCCATGACGGTGCGTTCAATTTTAGCAAACGACAAATCAAACTCAGATCTAATCTCAGGACCAAGTTCTTCAGGAAGGTTAATATCGTTAACCTGCAATTTAAAGAAACTGGTTTGTGGCGGTAGCAATGCAAGCATAAGTTTACTTGCAAGTGTCACCACACCTTTAGCTCCAGTAGATTGCCATGGTGTTGTGAGTTTAAGAGCACTCTTAGTTGTGTGCTCATCCTCCCTAATAAGATAAGGTAGAGTTAGGTTAGCTGCTTGTCTAGCAGAATTTAGAAACTGTGAACGGCTCGAAGACAATGCATCATATCGAGATCTAGCAGTCATTAGATGTTAACAGAAGTTCCAATTTTAGAAGCTGCGATACCTTGAGAAACCGTAGAAGCACTAGCACCTCTACGTTTAAACCTGTTGGTACCGAACATACCTCTACGAATATTTGTGCCAATACTAAAATCAGGTCTCAACCCGGCGCGAGCTGTATTGGCTAAAGATGTTTGAAATTCTTTCTCGCGCTGCTCTTCAAGTTCTAGTGCCCTTGTTTCTAGGTTCGAAAGAAACTCCTCTTGCTCGTCCTTCAATTCCTGAAGATCAGCAGAGTAGTCAGGATAATCTTTACCACCCTTTTGAAGATCTGCTATGGTTAACTTAAGACTATCTACCCGATTCTTTGTTCTCTCTTCTTTGGCAGTCAGTTTATCCTTTAACTTACCAATTTGAGTTTTTCCACTTTCTACTTTACCTAATAAATTAGAAATTTGCTGGGGAGTGGACACTGTTTTACCACTCTCTTCTCGGTACAACTTCCTTGCGTCACTTTTACTACCACCAGCTCTGTCAATCAACCTAGCTTGTCGTTCTTCACCAAGCTCTCTAAAAGCTTTAATTCTAGGACCAGATCCTCCTTGTTTATTTTGTCTGTTATTATACTTTCGTTCTGCCTGCTTTGCATTACCACCAGCAGCATCAATCAACCTTTTTTGTCTGGTTGGGTTTAGGTTTTCAAACTTCTTTGCCATTAGTTCTCCTCCATATATTTAATGACCCACTCAACGACACTACGTTGACCGGATCGGTACATAATTTTTTCCATTGTATCGTCAGGTGTAGGGTTGGTGGGTGGAAAGGATTCTTCTAGTGCATGGATAAGTCCTCGGGAGTTCATCCCAAGAACCTCAAGCATACTGGGGGAGGTTGACATTACTATGCTCGAAGAAGGCTGGCATTCTAGCAGCTTTAGTTGCGGACAATTCTGGGGCTTTACCCTCATACATTAGCCGGTCGCTAGAATCCAGCCAAAATTTTTTGTCCAAATATTTATCAGTAGTATTTATACCTAGTGGTTGCATTACCCAATTGATAGTTGCCTTCCTGAGCTTATCAAGAGAAGGACTGATGTTATACCCCAGCTCAGTATGAACCAGACT